CGTGGAAGGACTCAATGAGGTCCATGTTCTTCTTCTTGATGGCGGTACGCAGAATATCCGACTCCACGGGGCTGAGCCCACCGACGACCACCGCTTTCATGATCTGCTCTTGGTAGGTGTACAGCGAATAGGTATCACGCGTGATATCCTCCATACCGGGGTCAAACTTTGGCTTTTCGCGCCCGTTCTTGATATCGACGAACGTTTCGTGCGCCTTCACATCCATAGGGCCGGGCCGGAACAGCGCCGTCATAGCGATCAGGTCGTCCAAGTTGTTAGGCTTGGCCTCGCGGCAGTAATTCATAAGCCCCATAGCGCCAAACTGGAACACGTCCTCACACCACCCGCGCTGGAAATAGCGGAATACCTCCTCGTCGCCGAACGGAATGGTGTTGACGTCGATGTGCTGGTGGCGGTTCTTGGCGATGAGTTTGATGATAGACGAAAACTTATCCAACTGGTTGAGGCCCAGAATATCCTCCTTGAGGAAGCCTGACTTGTCGATATACTTGCCTTCCCACTCCGACACCAGCACGTCGCCCATGCGCTTCATAGGCATCCACCCGTAAAGGTCGATGGGGTTTCCGTCTTCGTCTTCCTTGGGTACGATGATGACCGCTGAGGGGTGGATAGACCCCGTCTTACACTGCGTGAGGGCGTACTTCGTCATATGTACCAGTTCGGGATTATCCTGCACAAAACGGAACAATTCCCGCGACGTAGCGGCGTAGTTGAATAGGTCACCCCACGTATACTCGATCTGGTCATCGATGTCCTTGGTGAGTTTGTTCATCACCGCGAACGGAACGCCCATGACCTTCCCGAAGTCCTTCAAACAGGTCTTCAACTTCATGCGGGTGTACGTACCAACGGAGCAAACGTGGTTGACGCCGTAGCGGCGCGCCATGTACTCCTTCACCGTATCGCGGAACGCTACCGGGAAGTCGCAGTCGATATCTGGAAGCGAGTCGGCTGACTTGGCACGTTCGCCCGAAACACGCGTCTCATTCAGGAAACGCTCAAACATCAGGTTGTATTTCAACGGGTCCACGTCCGTTATGTACAGGCAGTACGCAATCAGCGAACCACACACCGAACCGCGGCCCGACCCGGTCATGATACCTTGCTCGCGGCACCAATGCATGATGTCCCAAAGTATCATAAAGTAGTCGCACAAGCCGTTAGGGACGATAATGGCGCATTCCTTTTCCAACTCGTTGAGATACTGGTCGAGGTTATCAACCTTGCCTACCAACCGCTCCTGTACGCCCGCTTCCAGTTTCTCGAAGAAGGCGTCTTCAACCGTGGTCTTCACGAACTCGTATTTCGGAAGGTGACGTATCCCGGTGGGTATCTTAAACTCAATACTGTCCGCCAACGTCGTGGAATTGGCCATGCCATCAATTATCTTTTCGTAAAGGGGCGCGGCTCCGTCCATCCACTCTTCGTAGGCTAAAATCGTCTCTTTTGAGTTTTTGAAGTACTGCGTCGCGCTTTCAGCGTTCACCACCCCTGCTACCTTGTTCAACAGCGACTTCAACGGGGCTTCCTCGGCGTCGAGGTAGTACGAGTCGTTGATGACGAGCGGCGGCGTATCACGGTACAGTTTTATGGTACGGCAGCGGCACACGTAGGTATCGAGGCTTTCCAAGTGGTCGCGGAAAAGGCTTTCGGAGGCGAACTCCACGGTGTCGATCTGGTAATAGACGCTTTCGAAGGCCGCGTGATAGGCTTTCAACAACCGTTTACACCGTTCGACATCGCCCTTGAAGTAGTTGAGTTCGCTGTCGGGCGGTATGACACACACCAGCCCGCGGCCTAACTTATACAGTTCTTCCGCGGGGATGAACCCCTGATAATCGACGTTGATAGCCTTATTCACCAGCAGCAGGTTGCGCCACCCGTCGGCATTCATGGCGTATAGTTTCAGAGCGAACGTTTCCTGAACATCCACCGCGGGGTCGTAGTTACACGCCACCGTGACGGTCTCGCCGATTACAGGCTTCAGCCCCTTACCTAAACAGGCGGTCTGAAAGGCAAGCGTTCCGGCCAGCGTATTGCGGTCACATATGCCGAGCGCCGTCATACGGTTGAACTTGGCTTTAGCGGCCCACTCGTCGCAGTTAGATGAACCGTTCAGGAACTCGTACTCGCTGTGAACCCCCAAGTGGACGAACGGAACCAACTCTTCGGCCGTACTGGTGCCGAGGTACTTGAAGTCGCGGAACTCCGGGCGGAATACCACGGTCTTGTCCAGCCGCAGATGATCCTTCTTGATGTTCGAGTAGTAGAATTTGCCGCCAAACTCGAACAGGATGTATTTCACCACGCCGTCGTACAGCGCGTCGAATTCGTCGGCCGTCACCGCGAACGAGAACCGTTCGTCGATGATCTTACCCTTATCGTCGGGGTGGAGGTACAAGAAGTCCCCCACACCCTCGATAGCGATTATATTCAGTTCGTCGTCGCGCTTCTCTTCGATAGCCAAATAGTTATCCTCTGCCCAGCGGCGTAGTGATTCGGTCATATTACAGGATTTTGCACGGTTCTGCGTTAGATAACCTTGCCGCGAAGAAGTTGCGCGCCAGCATCATGTAGTCCCAGTTCTTATCAACCTCACAAGCGTTGTTGATAAACGTCAGCATCTCGCTGCAATTATTCAACAACTGGTCTAAGTCCTCAGGCAAGCAGACTCCGCGGTTACGCTTGTAGAACACGTACAGTTTCAGCATCTGGTAAACGGCCCAAAAGTAGGTCGATTTCTCGCTCACGTACTGCTCGTACCCGGCTTCATCGTCAGGATCACCGCCGTCGACGTTACGAACCAGCAAGCGGCCGATCATTTCCTCCATGAAAGCCGTTATTTCACAAAGGCGGTTTACCGGCACTTCGGACTCAAAATTAAAGTCCATCATGTACGATACCGCGCCTTCGTAATACAAACTGCGGCGCGTAGCGTGAGACACGAAGAGTTCGCTCATCTGCTGAGCCGTTTTGTTCCATTCGTAGACGTGAAGCGACTGTGAGTTATGGGTCTGGACGCCTAACTCCACGCCCAAACAAAGGGCCATCACCTCCGTCAGGAACGAGAACTGGAAGATGTTCGTGGGCAACCCCCAGTGAAGGTCGTTCGAGCGATTCTGGACGGTGGTGACGAGTTTTCCGCAGCGCAGTTTCAGCATCACCATATCGTTACACGGCAAGTCCTTCGACTTCACACCGAGGTCAAACTTGGGGTTCCAAATCGACATCACCACCTGCCGCGTTTCAGGATCGGCGGCCAGCAACCGGACGGCTTCCTTGACCTGATCCAGACCGGGGTCCTGCGACATACCTTCGGACGGAATACCCCAGTGGCGCAACCGCCAACCGTAGGGAGCGTGGAACGTTACGCCGTCGTCCGAAAAGTCACTCATCCGGCTGTTGAAAATCTTCAGGAACTCCAAGTCCTTGCGGCCCGTAGCAATCCACATGGCCTCAGCCAGCAAGAAGAAGATATTGATGTTGCGGCCGTACCCGCCGACGCACCGCCGGTACGGGTTATTGATGATGGTCTTGACGTCGAGTAGTTCGCGTACCTTACCAGCACGTGAATCGCGTAACGGGAGGTCCATCATCATCTGGTTGATGAACGGGTACACCTCCGCAAACGACCCTCGGCGGTCCGTAAACGCAACCCGGCGTTTAATATTAAAGTCGAAACGGCTGACGCCCTTTTCGGCCTGAGAAATGGTTTCTTGCTTCATATCGTAATACGGTTTTATCTGGGCTTAATAACGCTGGCGCGAGGTTTACGAAAAACCCCGGCCATGACGACCGGGGTACGCAATTTTTAAGACATGAGGTGCGTTTATTTCTTGGCTGCCTTGGCCTTCTTCGCGGCAGCGGCTTTAGCCAGAGCGGCGCGGGCCTTAGCTTTGGGGTCCTCAGCAGGCGCGGCTTTGGGGGCTTCCTTCTTGGGGGCGGCAGCGGCCTTCTTGCCGGTAGCCTTCAGATCGGCCTCCATCTTCTCGCGGTTCTTGCCGAGGCGCGTATCGGCGGTCGATACGGCGGACTTGATGTCGGGGAGGTAGGTCTTGACGATCTCCATGGCGTCGCTCCACGAAATACCCTTCAGCCACGGCAGGTTGTTCCACGTAGGAACAAAGTCCACGCCGTCGTCGGCCAGTTTGTCCTGCGACGCCTGACTGCGGAACGTGTTCAGGACGACGTTGGTCGTAGCGAGTTCGCCTTCCTTGGCGTACACGTTCTCGAACATGATAGCCACGGGGTGCGAGTTTGCGCCGCCGAACTTGATCGAGATACCCTGCGACACGGTCACGTACTGGAATTCTTTCTCCGGGAAGTACTTGGACAGCGCCTTGCGGAGCATTTCGAGGTCGTCGGGGTTGGTCTGGGGCTTCAGTCGCGTGCCCTTCTCGTTGCGCTTGGACGGCTTTTTCTTCTTGGACTCCTTGGTGGGTTTGTCCTCAGCGGCCTTTTCAGCCTTCTTAGCCGGAGCAGCCTTTTTCGGCGCGGCTTTCTTGGGCTTGGGAGCCGGAGCGGCTTCCTCCTCGGCAGGCTCC